TGACGTTTCATCTGCGTCATAACCTTTTGCATGTATTGTTCAACGTCCTGTGGCGGTATCGCACCCACGTCAATATAGAATACACGGCGTTCTGGTGAGCGAACAATTCTGTACGCCATCATGGCATCTTCAAGCAATGTTAGCTGTCTCCATATGCGTCTTGCCGGCTCTAGCACGGAGGTACCGTATGGATAATGTTTATCGTTACCCAAAACCCTAAAGTGCGCGACCTGCCAGTTTTCTAGTGTTAGTCCCGCTGTATTCCATTGAAACTGAACATAATTTGGATTTGATTCGTCTTCACCCTCTAATCTTTCAATTTCCTGCTGTGGGACGCCAATACACGCCTTAACTCCTAAGTCGTCATCTAAATCTAAGTAAAGAAACAAATCTCCGTACTTACACATGGTACGAGCCCAGCCAAACAGGTTGTGCTCAATGTTTAAGACGTTATAATACAAAGAATGCAGAACAGCTTTGATTTCTTCGTTAGGGCACTTTATTTGTAGCATTGACTGCATAGAAGAGTGCGTTGTTATTTCGTCTGCATAGATATCAATACTAGAAGCTATAATTGGTTCGTATTCCATTTCGTCAAAGTCAATATATCTTTCTGAACGGTTGCGGTTTGAAATCATACTGACTGTTATAGAGTTCATCGCATTGTATTCGCTTTTTTTAAACTGCTTGCCGGAGGCAGACTTGAAACGTGACGAGAAGGCATCTAAGTGCCGTCTTCTTAATTGCCGACCAGTCTGTGTTCTTCTATTAACAATAGGCCCAGAAAACAATTTAGTCAGAGATCTAAAAAGACCTGATGTTTCGTTGTACGGATTATTGCCTTTTCTTTTTTTATTATTATAAGCCATTTTTTTATCCTTTGTAAATCCAAGAGTAGTTTGTTAGTTGTTCTTTGAAGTCTTGTTGTTTTTCTTTTACGCTCTCACTGTATCCCTGCATGCCTTTGATTGTGGTGTTTAAAACACTATCGCTCTTATACATAGAACTAATCATTGCCTTTTTGTATTCAACCTCGCGCTTGTTAACTTGTAACGCGGTATCCTTGACCCAACAACCAATTGCTATAGCCATGATCAGGTCGTCGTTGTAAGAGCGCATTGCTTGTGGTTTTCCGTTGTTCCATATAAAAGTTTTAAATTCATGATATAATCTTGATGAATATGTTGTTAGCATCTTGTTTCTAATAAATTCCTCTAATTTAGCAACCACTAGTGGTCTGGTCTTTGTAGAAGTTGTAAAGCCTGGTATTGCTCTATCCATTGTCTCGCCCTGATGGGCCTCAACATATTCGTGGGTTGCTTTCATGGAATAATACAAATTTGGATAACCAAGATCAACAAGCTTTTCTAAAATTGATATTCCAATACCATTGTTCTCCACAACCATTAAGCAACCACCGTATTCCATACCAGCATCAAATAGAATCTTAGAATACATGTCTAAGCTTGGTTTACCTTGATACTCAGCCACCACTTCCATTGTATTCAGTTTGAGTATATGAAATACTGAATTATCGGCACCGTCACCCCTCGCAACATCAGCAGTTAGTAAATATTGATTGTTGCTATCGAATTTATCCCAAATCCAAAAATTTCTATCGTATCCTGTTCTGTATATTGGATCTTTAATATTTTTGTGAACCCAAGTTAAATCATCTGGATGAACTACTGTATCTCCTGATGTATTGAAGTTGCAGAGTAATTCCTGTGCTATTTGCCTTTTAGACATGTTCTTGGTTTCTTTTTCAAACCATGCCTGATCTCTTTCAGGGTGAACATCCCACATTAATTCAATTGGATTAAATTCATTTTCGCCGTCAACAGAGTTAGTATAAGTTTTATGAAACCAATTACCAGTACCTTTCGGGGTAGATAGGGCGATACACCGACCACCAGTTGCTAGTGTAGAATAAACCGCAGTCCATATTTCATTCATTTTTTCAATGTGTGCTGCCTCGTCTACAACCAACAAAGATAGGGCTTCAGAACGACCGGCATCCTCTGACGTAGGGACTGCTTTAATTATAGAGCCATTAGACAACTCGAATGAGGTTCTGTTATCTACATCAATTGTTGCCAGCTTCAACCAATCCGGCAGATTCTTCATCATGCTTTTTACTTTCTTAACTAAGTTTGCTGCTGTGCTAAACTTGGTCGCAAGAACAACAATATTCTTTTCTTTGTGGAAAAGCATGAACCAAACGCAATAAGCGGCTGTAATCGTTGAGATCCCCAACTGTCTTGCCTTCAGTATAACGTTGAAGCGAAAGTCGTTATAATCGTTCAGAAGGTCATCTTGATAGGGATATGTTTTAAATTGTATTAAGCCCTTCATGGGGTGACTTATTCTACAATAATTATTAATAAAGTATGGGGCGTCTTTTCCACACTTTAATATCTCTTTTACAATTTGCTTCTTTGTTAGCCTAAAAGCCATCTAATCACCGAATTTATTCGTTAACAATGTCACCAGCGGAGCCACGAGGAATAGGTATATTGGAGACGTGTATTAGCATGTTCCCTGCCTCTGGTAATTTATTTGTTACATCAACATAGTCTGGTGATGCTTTAAGACGCTCAAACTCTTCCATTGGGACTTCTTGTACCATACCATCTGAAGTCTGTATCATTCCGTAAGACCTTTGCATATCTTCCTTTTCCAAATTGTACATTTCTGCCTGAATCATTTCTTTCAGTAATTTTCCTGTTAATTTCATCTTAGTTCCCTCCTTTTTTTCTTGTGTCGTTGCTGGGTCTCTTGTTGTTATTGTTAAGCTCTAGGAACTTACGAACAGCATCATCAACAGTTCTTCCTTCAGAACCAACTGGGAGGGCGTCTATGCCGGAAATCTTATAGTGACAATATGCTTGAACAAAGGACCTTACACGAGACACAGAAGTCGCTAAAATTTGCATGTCCCCATCTTTGGATAACGTAACAGAGTTACCTGTTATCGCCTTGTATTCTTTTTGTAGAAACTTTTTAATTTCATTGAGCCTTCGCTCCATTTCGTTTTCAAAGCCACCGCCGTGAATCTCTTTTAATTGTATATCAGATTGGTACTTAATACAGATTTTGTTTCCGCTAAATTTAACTTTAAAGCCATCCATAACTCGCTTATCCATAATAGCGCAGCCTTCTTCACGCATCAGGCCAATCTTTTTGGCTTGACCATCCTGGACATACCTTTCATCATGAGCTCCGTCATAAACGTTAGCAGCAGCCTGCGCAAGCCCTTGTACGATTTGTAAAATATTTGATTCTGCCATTACTTGTCCCTCTTCAAATTTTCATGCAATTGAGTTAACTGCGCCTCACTTAAGGACTCAATGATTGTAATAATTTCACTAATCTTGTTTCCCTTAGAGAGTTTATTAGCACGATCAACTTCTTCTTGGACGATTTGCTTAAGTCGTTTTTTTGTTATTTGCATTTGGTCTCCATCCTTTTTTCCATCTATCTTCGCGGTCTTCAACCCACTGAATGTAGCACTTTTCACAACAATTGAATTTTGACATATAAACATCATCATTTGATTTAAATGAATATGTGTTACAAACCGGGCAAGAACGCTTTGATTCTCTTGTAATTAGTTTCTTTGATATTAAAACACCTTCAATTTCAACTTCGTCAGGTGTTTGATTGCTAGTGGAGTAAAAATCTTTCATTTGAGATAAGTATTCTTTTTCTTTTTTATCATCCCAATCCTTTTTTGGATGCTGTACTGTGTCTTCTCCGTATTTCTTTGCGATTGCTTGTTCGACCTTAACAGCATAATTTGGATCTTTGCTCATTTTAACTCCTATTTTGTCACATGTACGATGCCAATTGAAGTTGCCACACCGATAACGAAGCCACCAGTCAGCCACCAGGCATGCATAGGCGGTTTTAATTGCTTTCGAAGGTGTTTGTTTTCTTCTTCTTTAATATTAATTAGTTCATTCAGGCGCAAGTCGTCTGCTTCGCATTTAGCGTACAGAATGTCATACTTATATTCTTGCTTGGCTTTTGATAAGTCGATTTCGTAATCGACACGCAGCTCACATTGTTTCCCTTCAAAACGCTTGTCAACAATCATCTTTGCCACTGCTTCATCGTTGAACAGTCTACCATCAAACGGTGCTGTTTCGCCTTTTTTAAGTGTAGTAAAGGTTGGTTCTTCTGCATGTGCCACAGGACACAGCAGAAATAAAAATATTAAAAACATCTATCCTCCTCTAAATAATAGGTTGTTTAAGTAACGATAGTAGTATAGCACATTGAAACGCTTTGCGCAACATGTTTTTTCAAAAAAAGTTTCATATTTAATAACTTTCAATGTTTGTCAATCCCCAACTCTTGTTTCAAAATTCGATCAATCTCATTAGGATCTTCTTTCACTTTCTTTATGAGAGACTTTATTTCCTCTTTTTTCGCGCGTGTTAGGTTTTCTTTGTCGCTTTCATATTTTTTTTCAATCTTATTAACAGCATCAGAATATCTTTTTTCTGCTTCTTTTTTCTTTTCAATTTCGTGGTCATGAGCTTTTTGTATTGTTTCTTTCTCTTTCAAGTATTGCTTTCTTGCTAGCTCTGCCTGTAATTTAAGACTTTTAGATCCACGCTTGCCTAAGGCGTAAACAATAAGAAAGGCAACAGACAACACTAGCCACCGCCAATGCTGCCTGCACCATGCTAATAAGATTTTAGCTTTAATCCAAAACACTATCCGTGCTTCCAAACTTTAACTGTGTCGATAACCGATTGGCCACCAACATAAATCATTGCAATTA